AGCTTTTGTTTCAGCAGTATTAGCAATAAAAATAGTAGCCGCCCATTTGTATAAAACAATAGACAGCTACCTTGATAAGCACGACGCTCAAATTATGGATCTGATTAAGTGGGCAAAGGACGAAGACAAACATCAATAAAAGCTTTTCCCACGGGAGTAAGTGTTGCCACTCCCTTTTGCAAATCAATTTTAAAATTAGTGTTATTAATTTTGTTATCAGCTTCAACTTGATTTTTCAAACCTATCACTAAAGGTAATGAATCAAAAATCTTATAAAACGAATCATCGGTTAAGTATTCATCGTATGCAATTTTTATAATCCCTATACGAGATAAGGATGACAAAGATATTGATTGTTGTTCAATTGAATTACACAATTTATTACCGCAAAAAACATTAGTTAGCAAAGTTCTGTGAGAAGCGTCTGTTAGGTTTAATTGTATTTCGCACACAGGTAAACGCTCTTCGTTTGCAAAACATTTCAAATTCTGGGCATCTATAGGCGACATTTGTTGAATGATGTCAGAAAAAGACGGATGAATTTTTTCGATTTTTCTACTGTCGAATGAATTGACGATTAACTTTTCAAACATTTCACGAATTTCGTCTTCATTCATAAAGTATTTCGCTTTTTCAAGAGCAGGTCCAATAATCGATTCTCTCGATTCAACTTTATGTTCTGTTGGAATATTATCTACACCCTTTTGAATGTTAGCTTTAAAGTCTTCAAACTTTTTTTGGCGCTTTAATTCGGCTTTTATTGAAGCATAGTGTATGCCACCTACAGTTAAGTTTATGAAATCGGCTAACAGACCACCTGCAACTTTTGTTGGTGGATTTGTAAGATTACTTACTGCTTCTGATTCTAAAACAGCTTTTGTAACACCATAAGCAGTATCATTTATGTTTTGGTCACTCATATGTGCACCACCTTTCTAAATAAATAATAACATTATCTGGGTAATAAAGCAATAAAATATCGAAAAGAGGTGAGAAAATGGAAGAAAAAATGTTTGGTAACTATTCATCAAATGACGGCACTCTCAATATATTGGTTACAAATTTTAAGGAATTTGAAAGTCTTATAGATAAGGCAAAAAAACAAGCTGATGAATTGCAGGAAACAATCAATCAGCTCGAATTTTTTAATTTGCGTTTTAAGTTTACGACTGATGAGTAGCTTTTTGTTCTTCTATCATATTTTCAGCGATTGCTACAGAAATGTCTGAATCTATGAAAGAAACAATAGCGTTTATAAATTCGACTAAGTTATCAATAGTGTAATCTTTGAATTTTCGTTCGTAATGTGTTTCATCATTACCAAGCCAAGCAGAGGCTATTGCTAATTTCTTGATTTTTTTGTTATCAATGTAATCGCTAATACATCTTGATAATGGTGCTTTAACAATCTTCTCCATATCGTTCGGCTGTAACAGTATTGCGTAATCCTTTACTAAGAACTCTAAGGCTTTTCTGTAAGCCATACCCGAAACATCTTTCAATCCATACTGTTCAGAAGCGTATGCTTGGTTATATATGTCGCAAAAATCAGGTGACAACTCTCTTATGTGTTTAGGAAATTCTCGTTCTTTGGTATTGTAAACCGGCTCAAAACTTTCAAATTCAGTTTTATCGTAATAAGGACCTATATAGTAATTCCCTAAAAATGTCCTTTCACAATTTTGACAGAAAAAATGAACAAAAAGATTTGGGCGGGTAAATTCATCTTCAATATAGTAGGAACTTAAACAAAACGGATTACCTGTTTTGTGACACATGGGACAACCGGGCGGATATTCAATTTCAAGATTTTTGTAATGTTCTTCGTTGTTCAATGATTTACAGTTGTATATTGTCTTTCGTATAGTCAAGGACTCCCTTCTGTATAGTGTTGAAAACATTGTAACATCTAATCACAAATAACACAAGAAAACAGAAAGCAGGTGATAACAATGCAGATAACAGGCACACCCGATGAAATCGCAGAATTTATGAATCTGCTGAAAAGCGATTACAGAGGTGACTGCACAATTGAAACTGATATTAACGGCAACACAATCTATCATTATCATTTTCCAAAATCAGATGATGAGTAATATTTATTTTTAGGAGGAGTTTATATGTCAGACAGATTGATTGTACCAATCGTAAAGCCATTGACACCTAAAGAGGGCAACACAATCAGAGCGGTTGTTGATAATGACACGCTCAAGGAGCTTAACGAGATTTCGGACAAGACAGGAATTTACATCTCACAGCTTGCGAGAATGTGCATTGAGTTTGCCCTGCCGAGAATTGAAATTCAGGAAGGCGTCAAGGTTGAAAAAGTAAAGTAAGGAGGTGTACATATGCCGAGAGAAAAGCCATTATTTCGCAGAAATCTTGAAAGGCTTGACGAAAAATTTCCTGGCAAAGAATTGTTGAGTTACGATGAAGTAGCAACATATTTGCAAAAAAGCAAGAAAACCGTTTCAAGGATTTTCGGCGAAAGAAAAACAGGAAACAGTATTTCAAAAGCCAGAGTAGCAGACTTTTTAAGTTAAAGGAGCATTGAAAAATGGCATTTAAAGATTTCAGAACACGCAGGTCATTGCGTTTAGAACTCGAAAATCGAATCGAAACAATTGACCGACGCAACAAGACTATTGAAGAACTTACAGCTAAATGTAACGCTCTGAACAGTAACAACGAACTTTGGAAAAAGAAAGCAAACACCTGTGAAAGGGTTATAAACGAACTTACCCTTGAAAACGCAGAGCTTACCCGCAAGCTCAAAGCTTATGAATCATCAGAACCCGAAACAATCGGCTTTGAATGTGTGGGGGTGGAGAAATGAAAGAAAATGTTTTTGAACGAATGGAAAGAATTGACGGACAGAGAAAAATCTCTGATTTCATTGTTAAGCAAAAACAAGATTATGAATTTAAAGTTAAGTATGCAACTATCAGAGCGAGAGAATTTGCCGAAGAATGCGATAAACGAGAATTAAACTATCACGTTTCGGTCGGCGGTCTTGATAGCATTACATTATTTATCTTTTTAAAGTCAATCGGAATCCATGCCCCAGGAATCAGCGTTTCTTATCTTGAAGATTCAAGCATTCAAAAAATACATAAAGAGCTCGGAATTGAAAGGTTAAAGCCATCAGTTCGGTATGTTGACGGTGCAGGAAAAGAACACCGCTGGACTAAGCAGGATATAATTCAAGAGTTTGGATTTCCTGTCTTATCAAAAGAAATTGCCGCCAAGATTGAATTACTTGCAAATCCGACCGAAAAAAACAAAACTGTTCGACATGCTATTGTGACAGGCGAAACAGGAGCCTATGGCGGTTATCAAAAAAACAGTCGTATGAAAATGTCGCAAAAGTGGCTTGAAAAGTTCGGCGGTTATGCGAATGATGAAGAGGGTACAAATTACCAAATTCCAAATTTCAAAGTGTCATCAAAATGCTGTTATTATCTAAAAGAAAAGCCTTGCGACACTTGGGCGAAAGAACATAACAGCGTGCCTTATCTTGGCTTGATGGCTTCCGAAGGTGGAAGAAGAGCTAAATCCTTAATGATAAATGGTTGTAATTATTTCGGTAAATCTACAATCAGATCAGCACCGTTTGCGATTTTTAACAGACAAGATATTTTGCAACTTGCTCTTGATTTAAATGTTCCTGTTCCCGAAATATACGGAAAAATCGAGAGGCAAGAAGATGGTACTTTGTACACAACCAAGGCTCAAAGAACAGGTTGTTCAATGTGCGGATTCGGTTTGCACTTGGAAAAGCGTCCTCATAGATTTGATTTACTCAAAGAGCGAAATCCTAAAGAGTGGGATTATTGGATGTATAACTGCTGTATAGATGATAAAACAGGCGAAAGATACGGCTGGGCAAGGGTGTTGGATTATATCAATGTTAAATATTAATTGCAAAGAAAAATCCGCTGAAGCTCTGCAAAGCCTCAACGGATAGCAAGGATATAACAAATATCACCGATTTGATTATATCCTTTATTGATTAAAAAATCAAGAAGGAAGGTTGAAAAAATGGAATTTTGGTGCAGAAACTGCAACAACGAATGGGTTGATGACGAACAGCCTAAGGAGTGTCCGAGATGTCACGACTGGCAGTTTGAAGAACTTTACACTTGTGAAGACTGCGGGCGAAAAGAAGTTCTTGAAGACTTTGATTTTGGAAGATTATTCGACGGTAAGTGTTATGACTGCTTTGTAAAGAGCGTTTCGGACGGCGAAGTCTTGTCATTCGTTGAATGGTATGTCAATGAGTACAAGCAACCATACATTATCAGATATTATGACAACCCGAGGGTTGAGCTGATGAGTGAAATCGTCAACAGTGCCTATGATTTTGAGGCGGAGCTGTCATCGCTAAAGGACGGTATTGCAATCAAAACGCTGTACAAAACAGCACTTAAAATTATGAAAAAGCCCGTAAAATCTCAGCCCGAAAAGCTGATTTGTGGCAGAATCAGGGAATGGGCGTTGGATTGTGACGGCATTGATTTCTTCTACGATTGGTGGTGCTTAAGAAATGGTAAGAACAAAAGCTCCGTGCTATGGCTGTCAGACGAGAAGTGAACGCTGTCATAGCGGCTGCGAAAAATACCTCGAATATAAATCCGAATGCGATAATCGCCGAGCCAAACGCTCTAAGAATTACGATTTTGACGACTATATTTGCCACAAGATAGATCTGAATACAAGGGGGCGAAAGTGATGTCGCAGGAGTTCCCAAATGGCGTTTCATACTTCACGGACGGCGAGATTTCGCTCACAGTCCATTTTCCCGAAGACAGGGTAAAATGTCACTACTGTCCGTTTTGTCGTTCAGAAAGCGATTTAAACCGCTACTGGTGCAGGTTAACAAACAGAATGATTTACAATCCATACATACTCGGATTGCCTGACGGCTGTCCGATACAAATTAGCGAAAGGAAATAATTATGGGAATACCCGTTATGGTTCTCGGCAGAAGCGGAAGCGGAAAATCCGCAAGCCTGAGAAATTTCAAAGCTGACGAAATCAGCGTTATAAATGTAGCGAATAAGCCGTTGCCGTTTCGCACAAGCATAAAACCGTTCAATCTTAACCGAGAGGCGACCAAGAGGGGCGTGTCACGATACGCACTTGCACAGCAGATGTTGCTGAGGTGTTCGGCAAAGTCAATTGTGATTGACGACAGCCAGTATCTTATGGCATTTGATAGTTTTGACAGGGCAAAAGATGTCGGCTACGGTAAGTTTACCGACATCGCCCTTAATTTTGAGAAGCTGATTGAATTTGTATCGAACAATCTTCCTGACGATAAAATCGTCTATTTTTTACATCATTGTGAAAGCAACGATATGGGTGAAATCAAGGCTAAAACAATCGGCAAAATGCTCGACAATCAGCTGACCGTTGAGGGCTTGTTTTCGATAGTTCTTTATTGCACAACTGACGGCAAGAGCCACAGGTTCATCACGCAGTCGGACGGCAAAACATCAGCAAAGTCGCCTATGGAAATGTTCGCAACAAATGAAATTGATAATGACCTTAAAGAGGTCGATAGAGAAATCAGAAACTACTACAATATGGAGGTAATTAACGATGAAAAAAATTAACAATTGGGATAAACAGCAGGCAGTAACACAGAGAGAACAGCTTCCTGTAGGCGGTTATGTAGCCAAAATTATGGGCGCAGAGGAAAAGAAATACGGCTTTGGCAATATGCTTTGGGTGAGCGTTGACATCGCCGAGGGCGAGTATGCAAACTACTATGCTGAGGACTACCGCAGTCAGGACAGAGAGGACAAGAAGTGGCACGGTGTTGTAAGGCTTTTTGTTCCGAAAGATGACGGAAGTGAAAAAGACGAGTGGACGAAGAAATCGTTCAAAAGCTTTACAAATGCAGTTGAAGATAGTAACAGCGGCTACGCTTGGGATTGGGACGAAACCAAACTTAAAGGCAAGGAAATCGGTGTGCTTGTCCGCAATGAGGAGTGGGAGAACACTGAAACAGGCAAATCGGGCTGGAAAACACAGCCGTTTATGTTCATCGCTTCTGATGACGCAAGGCAGGGGAATTATTCAGAACCAAAGGACAAGCCTCTCAAAAACAGACAGACTGCGCCAGCTCAATCTACAAATCAGGGCTTTGCCGATATGCCCATTGATGATGATTTGCCGTTCATTTAATAAATGAATCCGTTTGAAGTAAGCAGAGCGTTAAAAAACTTGACGCTCATAGTTGACACACGAGAGCAGGACACTGACAGGCTTCGCAGAAGAATAAGACAGACGGGACTTTCGTTCGTCCGGCAAAAACTTGACTTTGGCGACTATTCGGCGAAAACAACACTCGACAACGGCACGGAGTTTGACATTTCAAGCTCTGTGTCGATTGAACGGAAGATGAACCTTGATGAACTCTGCAACTGTTATTGCAAGGGTAGAAAACGCTTCACAAGGGAATTTGAACGGGCAAAATCGGCAGGCGCGAAAGTTTATCTGCTCATTGAAAACGCAAGTTGGGAAAACACTTTTAACGGCAAATATAGGTCAAAAATGACTTCATCGGCATTAACCGCAAGTATGTTTGCTTGGCTTGCAAGATACAATTGCCAGATCATCTTCTGTAAGGAAGAAACAAGCGGAAAAATCATCAGAGAAATTCTGTACAGAGAAATGAAGGAGCGATTGGAAAATGGATAACACTTTTATCAAATTAAGCCGTAAAATCCAATCGTGGCGATGGTATCAGGACGCCAACACAATGCGTGTGTTTGTACATATTCTCCTTAATGCAAATGTTTACGATCACGATTTTGAAAACATTACGGTAAAAAGAGGGCAGTGGGTTACAAGCGTTAATAAAATATCTGAACAACTTAATATTTCAACTCGTAGTATCCGAACTGCACTAAATCACTTAAAATCGACAAACGAAGTGGCAATCAAAACAACCCCGAAATACTCGATTATTACTGTAAAAAATTACAATCAGTATCAGAAAGTGACAAAGTGTTCGACAATCAATCGACAAACCGATGACAAACAGGTGACAAACGACCGACAACAATATAAGAAAGGGAAAGAAAGGAAAAGAAGGGAAAAAAGAGATATCCCCTCTTTTTCGGAGGTCAAACAGTTTGTTCGCACTGAAAATTTGAATGTTGATGCAAAGAAGTTTTTTGATTATTACGAAGAGCGAAAATGGCAGATAGCGGATAAGCCGATTGATGATTGGAAATCATTATTAAAAACCTGGTCAAAGAATGAACATAAGACATATGCCTCCGGAGCATACGATGGAGTGCCGACAATAAGTCGTGAGGAATTTCTCCGTTTAAAAAAGGAGGCCGAAGAAAATGACGAATGGGATTGAGTATCAAAAAGCCGTTCTTGGTCTGATTTTTCAGTATGAAGAGGAACTGAGTGATAAAATGCTGTTGCTCTCTGCCGATGATTTTGAAAGTGTCTTTGTAGACATTTTTGAGGTTATGAACGAGGTTTATAAATCCTACGGCAAAATAGACAAAATCAAGGTGCTGTCAAATCTTGATGAAAACGGCAAGCGGCTCTTGCTTGAATGTTGCGAATCGGCAATTGCTCCGTCTATGATCAACGACTACATAGACTGCCTTAAAGAATGGGCGAGCAAAAAACGGCTTAAAGACAACCTCGGCAGGCTGATTTTTTCGGACGATGTAACAATTGGAAATGTTCAGAAAGCAATTGAATACGAACAAAGCCGAATGCAAATCGGCACTACCGAACAGCAGGCTAAGGAAAATGCCAATAAATTTCTCGATTCACTACTCAGAAAAAAGCAGTTAATCAAAACGGGATTTGCGGATATTGATGTTGTTGCAAACGGACTTGAACGGGGTACTTTCGCAATTGTGGGTGCAAGACCGTCAACAGGTAAGACTTCATTTGCCCTGAATATTGTCCGCAATCAGTTCAGACGAAAAATCCGCTCACTGGTTTTCAGCCTTGAAATGACCGCTGAAATGGTCTTTGAACGAATGATGTCCGATATGCTCAACATTGATTATTCGGAATTTGCCAAACAACGGAATCTTGCTAACAGAGCTATTGAAATTGAGAACCAAATCAATGCAATGCGTGACTATGTTTTTGTGCTTGATGATGTCTATAACATCGAAAATATCTGCTCAAAAATTGTCGAGGTCAAGCCTGATGTTGTCGTTATCGATTTTATTCAAATTGTGCAGTCGGTGAAAAGTTTTGCAGATGACCGAGTGAAAATTAACTACATTTCCGCCGAGCTTAAACGGGTTGCCAAAAAGACGGGTTGCGTAATTATCGCTCTATCGCAAATGACACGAGAGGGTAAAAATGCCCCCACTATGTCCGATCTCAGAGAGTCGGGAGCGTTGGAACAGGACGGCGACTACATTTTTATTCTGCACAGACCGTATGTGCTTGATAAGGCAAACAATGATCCTGCCCAAACAGAGGTTTTACTTGACAAAAACAAGTTCGGCTGGACGGGTAGAATCAGCTTTGTATTTGACGGAAATCATCAGAGGTTCACGGGAATAAATGAAAATTACTGATTTTTATAAAAACAAAAAGCAATGTGGAATATGCAGAAATTTGTACGGAGGTTTGCAGATTCAGCGGTGCAAATATGCAGCGGTAAACGAACGATTCGGGGCGTACATCTGCGTTTACTGCTGTAAGCACTGCAAGTTTTGCAAGCCCGTAAGCACAGGCTTTGTCTGTGAATTTAAAAGGAGAGAAAGCGTTGAAAGCAAGAATACCAGTTAAGCTAAAAAAAGAGGCTATGGCGGAGATTAACCGCCTTGCCGACAGGGAATATCAGAAAGTCAAGGACAAAGAAATTGCGGACGCCACAAGGCGAATTTTTAAGACGATTGTATTTGCCTTGCATAAGGATTTCGGCTTTGGTCGTGACATATGATATGAACGACATTGGCGAAAAGATATTCTTGACAAGAAAAGAAGCAAATGAAAACAGTATGAAGAAAGAGGTATTGAAGATGAAAGTTAAAATTGCATATTTAGATGTTTGCAGAAAGCAGATAGAAGAACACACAAACACACTTTTAGACTTGCGTGATAAGTATGAAGTCGTTGTAGATGAAGAAAAGGTTACAAAACTCATAGAAGCACTTGAATATTTCAAAAGTGCATTAGAAACAACACCGATTGCATAAGAGGGGGTGACGGTATGATATATAATGTTGAAGATACACGCCGTTTTTTTGGTGATGTGAAAAACGCTTTTGTTCCCATAAGTGTAAGCAAGTATATGAGAGCAGAGAACGTAACAAGATAAGACCTAACAATGATGAAGAATTTTATATCACCAAAGATATGTTTTCGGAGAAAGTATCAGGATACATATATAAAATATCCAAAAAATCAACTGGTGAATTTTACATAGGACAAACAATGTATGCTCCTGTTTTTCGCTGGGGGCAACATCTCAAAACCGAAAGATTCCCAATAGAGAATATCACAGATTATCAATTTGAGGTCATTGAAATTGTTCCTCTTGGTTGTAATATACTGGAACGGGAAAAATATTGGATTCAGAAATTTTATAGGGATAATCCTGAAAAATCTCTTAATATTATGTGTACTGCAAATATTAGCTAAACAAAAAGAAATTTAAATAGGAGTTGTGATAAATGAAAAGCAACTGGAAATTAAGAAGTAAACAGCACGAAGATCGTATTCGTGGTGAAATGTTTGATACCGGTATCGGTTACGGGTTGGAACTTGCTTCCGTAATATTGAGTCACCATTTCGGTTTTGGTGCAAAAAGGCTTTATAAGTTAAATCTTGAAGCCTTAAGGTACATTGCAAGTATCAAAGACGGTGCAAAAGAGTTCACCGAAGAATACAAAAACAATGTTGAATATGCCTCTATCAAAATGCACAAGGAATTTGATAAAATTATGGCACTCAAAAACAACGGCATTGATTACGGGCAGAAATTAAGAGATGAAATTGACAGCGGAAGTTATCTGAATTTGGAGATTGAGGAAGGTGAAGAAAATGAAAAGAGATAAACTTGAAAGCTATTTGGGAAAGTATGTTAAAATTATCCTTTTTGACGGGACGGCAATTAAAGGCACTTTACATAAGACAGGCGAAAAAGCCTTTGAAAATGACCCTGATTTGTCAATACCAAAACAGAGATATTTTTGTACTGATAAAAATGGTTTTATAAGTAGTAGATGTCTTTTTAAAGTATCTCACATAAAAACATTTGCTTTAGCAAAAATGACTAACTTTGAAAAAATCAAACAGATGTCAATTGACGAAATGGCTCGGAGTTGTATGAGTTTTTTCGACTGCCCGTATGGCACTCCGTATGTCGGTTGCGCTATGGAAGAGCGATTCAATAACAGCTGTATTGACTGCACAAAGCATTGGCTTGAAAGTGAGGTAGATATGGATTGACAGCGAGAGAGATTAAGGACATTAACCGAGAGATTTCACGGCTCAGAGCGAAAATGGCACGGATTCAGGCTGAGGCGGACAACACGGCGGTGACGCTGGGCGAACGAATTGTTCCGTCAGGTCAGACATCCGACAGGGTGGGCAATGCGGTGGTGCAGATTGCAGATATTCAAAGGGATATTCAGAACCTTGAAATCCGCAGAAACTCGGCTCTGAACAGCCTCTCACGGGATGATTTTGTGGAAAACTGCCTGTTTATGCACCTCGGCTTAAAATACAGCTGGGCGAAGATTTTAACAAAGGTAGGCGGTAATAATACAATCGACAGTATAAAGAAAATGTGTTATCGTCACCGCTGGTAATTTGTCCCGATGTCCCGAATCAGGGTGATATAATGTAAACTGAAGAAAGCAACAAAACGACATAGGCATTTATGTCCTCCTAAAATAAATCGCACAGACCGCTCTCGTTTGAGGGCGGTTTTGCACTGTTTAAGCGAAAGGCGGTGTTGTATTATGGCTATGCTAACAGCTAAGCAACAAAGATTTTGCGATGAATATTTAGTTGACCTTAATGCAACACAAGCCGCAATAAGGGCAGGATATTCAAAAAAGAACGCAAATAATATAGCAAGTGAAAACTTGGCAAAACCCAACATAAGGGAGTATATAGACAAAAGATTATCTGAAAAAGAATCAAAACTAATTGCTCAGCAAGATGAGGTTCTGAAATACCTTACTGCAGTTATGAGACGTGAAAAGAAAGAAAGCGTTGTTGTAACAGTCAGTCAGGAAGAGTCAACATACAAACCTGATGAAAATGGTACAATACGAAAACATACAATTAAAAGCGAAGTGCCGGAGATAGTAACGATACCAACAAGAATATCCGACGCAAACAAAGCGGCCGAGTTGTTAGGTAAAGTATATAGCCTTTTCAAGGATAAACTTAATGTTGACGCAAAGGTTGAGCAGTCCGAAAAGCTATCCGATGTGTTCAGACAGTTGGGCGGTGAGGGACTGAGTGAGTAACAAATTTCCGCTGTCACAAAAGTATATCGACTTTATCAACACAACAAATGTGTCGGCTGAATTTCTTGAAGGAACTACAGCGTCCGGCAAAACTACCGTCGGAGCAGGCGTTAAGTTTATGCGAATGGTGTCGCAGTCGCCGAAGAAGCTTCACGCAATTGCCGCCAAGACTACGGGCAAGGCTGAGGAAACTATAATTCAGCAGGACAACGGTATTCTTGACTTGCACCGCAACGCTGTCTATTGCGGTAACGGCGACAAGGATTACAAGCTGCCGCATATCAAGTTTGAGGACAAAATTATCTATATTCTCGGTTACAGCAGTCGGGATAAGTGGGAAATGGTTCTCGGTGCGCAGTTTGGGTGCGTTTATATTGACGAAATCAACACCGCCGATATCGAGTTTATCCGAGAAATGTCAACCCGTAATGACTATATGCTTGCAACTTTGAATCCCGATGATCCGAGCCTGCCTGTGTATAAGGAGTTTGTCAACCGCTCACGTCCTTTTAAAAAATATGAAAACGATGTTCCTCCCGAAATTATGGCGGAGCTTACCGAAGAACCTGTACCGAATTGGCGGTATTGGTTCTTTTCTTTTGCCGACAATTTAAGTCTTACACCCGAGCAAATCGAAAAGAAAAAGAACTCTGCGCCAAAAGGTACAAAGCTCTATAAAAATAAAATCTTAGGTTTGCGAGGCAGAGCAACAGGTCTTGTGTTCCCGAATTTTGAGAGGGCAAGACATATCAAATCAAAAGAGTGGGCAGGAAAGTTTTTGAACTGTAACCGCAAGTCGGAACACTTTGTCCAGTTCACCGCAGGTCTTGATACCGCCTATTCGCAGAAGTCGCCTGACACTATCGCAATGACATTTTACGGCATTACCAATCACGGCAAGTGTGTTCAGCTTGATGAAAGAGTTTATAACAACGCTGAAATGCAAACGCCTATCGCCCCGAGTGACACGGTGAAGAATTTTATTGATTTTCTTGACCGCAACCGTGATGAATGGGGCTTTGCACGCACGGCTTTTATTGACAGCGCCGACCAAGCGACTATTACCGAATTTCAAAAGTATAAGCGACAGCACGGCTGTGTCTATGACTTTGCAAATGCATGGAAGAAAACGAAGATTATCGACCGAATCAATCTTGTACTCGGCTGGCTTGCCACCGACTGTTATTTTGTGCTTGACCATTGCAAAAACACGATTGCCGAGTTTGAAATTTACAGCTGGCGAGAGGATAAAGACAACACACCCGAGGACGGTCACGACCATTGCATTAACAGCGGTCAATATGCGTGGCTGCCGTTTAAAAATATTATTGGAAGTGAAATAAATGGGGCTGATTAACAGAATGGCTGAATCTATCAGATCGGGAATTAAAAACTTTTTGCAGATTACTCCTGCAAGCGACAAAACAATTACCGTCACCGAAACAAGCAATCATCTGACCGAGTGCTTTATCAATCGCATTTGGTATTGGGGCAACAGCAGACAGCTTGCGGAGCTGTACAGGCAGATTGATACAAACAAAACTATGTTTTGGGCGGCAAAAAGCACAAAGGGGCTTGAAATCCGTAAAATACACACGGGCCTGCCGGCACTCATCTGCGAAACGCTTGTGAATATTGTAATTGCCGACTACAACGGCACAGATGTTACAAGTAAAAATTCAACCGCTTATGCAGAGCGTTGGGAAGACATTGAAAAGCAGAACAAGCTATCCGACACGGTTAAGCAAATGCTCCGTGACCTATGTGTTGTCGGTGACGGTGCTTTTAAGGTCAGCTTTGACACGGCTGTATCAGATGTTCCGATTGTTGAATGGTATCCTGCCGAAAACATCGACTTTACATATGTGCGCGGCAGAATCCGAGAGGTTAAGTTTTACACCGATTACACGCAAAAACACCGCCGTTATCGTTTTGAAGAAACATACGGTTACGGCTATATTCACTATGCTTTGTATGATGACAACGGCAAAGAGATTGACCTGCACACGGTTGACGCTCTTTCGTGGATTGATTCAAAGGGCGTTACATTTGACGAATCATATATGTGGGCTGTACCTGTCCTTTACGGCAAATCGTGCCACAAGGGCAGAGGTGCGGGCATTATTGGCATAAAAACAGACGCTTTCGACAGCCTTGATGAAGTGTGGTCACAGTGGATGGACGCACTCAGAGCCTGCCGAACAAAGCAGTATGTGCCTGATTGCCTTGTTCCGAGAAATCCCGAAACCTGTCAGCCGATATCGCCAAATCCGTTTGACAACCGATTTATCACCGTGGGCAACGATATGTCTGAAAACGGCAACGGCAACAGGATTTACACCGAAAGTCCGCAGATTCAGCACGAAAGCTATTTGAGTTCATACATTACTGCCCTCGACCTCTGTTTGCAGGGTATTATATCGCCGTCAACTCTCGGTATTGATACGAAGAAGCTTGATAATGCAGACGCTCAGCGTGAAAAGGAAAAGACAACCCTTTACACAAGGCAGAACCTTGTGAAAATTACGCAGAACGCACTTCAAAGCCTTGTTGCAGTTGTACTCAATGCAGACGGTGAACTTAACGGCAAGGGTATTGTTGAGGGCTTGGAAGTATCCGTAAACTTCGGCGAATATGCAAATCCGAGCTTTGAAAGTCAGGTTGAAACCGTGTCAAAAGCAAGACAGGGCGGTTTGATGTCAGTTGAAACCTCGGTTGACGAGCTTTACGGCGACAGCAAGTCGGAGGATTGGAAAGCCGAAGAGGTGCAGAGAATTAAGGAAGAACAGGGCATTGCAGGCGAGGAAGAAAAATCGGAGCTTGACGATGTGGACCTTACCGACACGGGCAATGAACCCGATAAACCCGAAGATATCGCAAATCAGGACGATGACAGCAAATGGGTAAGCAATGAGTGATTACAACATTAAAGAGGCTTTTGAGAGAATTGAAAATGAGCTTATCGACAGCATGATGCGCAATTTCAGCCGTCACAGAGCCGAAGAAACCAAAGAGGGTTACAACTGGACACAATGGCAGGCAGAACAGCTCAAAAGTCTTGAAGAGTACCGTAAGCACAACGCAAAGAAATTCGGCAAGCGTTTCAAAACCATTAACAGCAAGGTTGAAGAGATGATTCGCACCGCCAAAGCTGACGGAAACGCAAGTCAGGAGGCAGAAATTCTTGAAGCTGTCAAGGACGGATTCAAAGCCCCGGAAAAGCCGTCAGAACACAGCACAGCCGAGTTTTTTAAGGTGAATGACCGTAAACTTGACGCACTCATAAAATCAACCACAGACGATTTAAAGAGGGCAGAAACGGCAGTTTTGCGTATGAGCAACGACAAGTACCGCAAGGCGATTTTTAACGCACAGGTTGCAATGAACACGGGTGCGGTTACATACGAAAAAGCCGTTGATATAGCTTGCAAAGATATGCTCAACGCAGGTCTTAATTGTGTGGAATACAAGAACGGTGCAAGGCATACGCTCTCCGATTATGCGGATATGGCGGTTAAAACAGCCAACAAAAGAGCCTATCTGCGTGGTGAGGGCGAAAAGCGAGCCGAATGTGGAGTATCCCTTGTTGTTGTGAACTCAAGACAGGGCGGTTGCCCCGATTGTGCAAAATATATCGGCAAGGTGTTTATTGATGATGTTTATTCAAACGGCAAAAAGTCAGACGGAAACTATCCGCTCCTCTCAACCGCAATCAAGAACGGTTTGTTTCATCCGAGATGTAAGGACAGCACAAGTACATATTATCCCGAACTTGATGATTTGGACGCACCGTTGTCTGAAGATGAAATCAAAGAGCTTGACTGTCAGCGAGGAATTGAGGAAAAACAGCAGTATGCACAGCGTCAGGCAGAACGCTTTGACCGCCGTGCCGAATACAGCCTTGATGAGGACAATAAACGCATTGCCCAAACCCGAGCCGATGAGTGGCACGATAGGGCGAATACGCTTGAAGAAAAGGTGAAAAAAGCAGGGAGTGTCAACAAGATTTCAAGTGAAGCTGTTGCAAAATCTAAAAAAACTGTTATAATGAAATTAGGAAGTGATGTTGTGGCTCTTGAAAATCAGCGTTATGGACGCAATAAAAGTACGCTTGTTAATAAAACTTATGTTGACAGCGGCGAATATAAACGCAAGTATGATAGTGCTACTGATAATAAAGAAGTCAACAAGTCACTTTACGATTGTGCTAAAAAAGCATTAAAACACAGAAGCGGAACGGCTTTTGAGGATATGTATTGGATTGACGGTGAAACAGGAAGAGTTATGTTATCTGTAACCGACAGTGCTGATGAACGAACAATAACATATACCGATAGAATAAAGAAATGTATTCAGACAAATAATAATGTTGTAACAATTCATACACACCCAAGTAGTATGCCACCAAGCATTGAAGACTTTAATTCCTGTGCTAATAACGGATATGCTAAATGTTTTGTGGCTTGTCACAATGGCGTACTTTACGGGTATCACTCCAATGAAATGATTAACCCAAAGCTTTATAATTTGTACATTCAAAAATATATGAATGGCGGTTTTTCTGAAATGGAAGCCCAAGTAAAAACTATTAAAAAATTATCACAGTCATTTGATATTAATTTTTGGGAGGTGTCTTATAATGGCTGATAAGAAGTATTTTATTGATGATAGAATTATTATTCCTGATGAAATAAAAAATATGACAAATGAAGAAATAGATGCCGAAATAGAAAGACTTGAATCAGAAATTGTGATTGTGAAAAACGAGAAGATAAAACGAACACAAAGAGAAACAGCATAAATCTTAACCGCTCCGTAAAAAGGGCGGTTTTGTTATATGCAATTCACAAAAACAGCATAAAATTACGAATTGAGCATTTTATAACCGACAGCAATGTTGATTATAGGGTGCTTTTTTTTGCATTTAAACCCGTCGATTTTGACCGGCTTAGAAAGGTGGTGACAGAATGAAAATCAGAGTAACAACAGCATTTAATGACAGGCAGAACGGTTATGTAACCCGACCTGTGAATGAAGTTTTTGAATGTTCCGAGCAGAGAGCAAAGGAACTTATTGACGGCGGTTTTGCAGAAGAGGTCAAGCCTGACACTCCCAAAAAGCCGAGAGCCAAAGCAGTTAAAACAGAAAAAACAGAAAAAGCGGATTAAGCACTTTACGAATATGTAAGGTGCTTTTTTATTGTCCGAAGACATTAAACTACGGGAGACACCGTGCAAAACTGAAACAGAGAGACACTCTATAAACTGATTACGGGAGACACCCGAAAAACTGAAAGGATATGAAAAAATGGCAGAACCAAATCCAACACCAACCCCCAATGAACCGACACCTGCACCGCAGGGAACTCCACAGGGAAACGCTCCTGTCTTTGATTACGACAAGCTCGCAAGCCTTATTACAGGCAAACAGAGCGTGACAGAGGATACCGTTTTGAAGTCATATTTTAAGGAGCAGGGATTGTCAGCCGATGAGATGAAAGAGGCTATCGGTGCTTTTAAAAAGCAGAAAGCCAAGAACACTCCCGACTTTGCAAAAATGCAGTCGGAAGTTGAATCTGCAAACAACGCAAAGCTCACGGCAGAAGTCAACCAATCGGCAACCCTCGAAGCCGTAAAACAGGGCGTTGACATTGCAACCGTTCCGTATGTGCTTAAAATTGCAGACTTTTCAAAGGCTGTGACAGACGGCAAGGTCAATGCAGAAAAGCTGACAGAGGCTGTTAAAAAGGTGCTTGACGATATCCCCGCACTCAAGGGCAAACCTGCCGAGAACGGCACAGGAGTTAAGAAAATCGGCGGTGACGGCAACGGTACATCGGACGGTACAAAACCAAAGGCAAATGTTCCTACCAAAAAATGGAACAGATTTAATATTTAACCAAAGAAAGGATTGAAAAATCATGGCAAACACAAATAACTATGCCGAGCAGTTCAGCCCTGATCTGCTTGAAATTCTCGTTCAGGGCACACTCACATCACCGTTCATCACTTCAAATGTAAAGTGGGTTGGCGCAAGAACATTCCACTTCACACAGATGAGTACATCAGGCTTTAAGAACCACAATCGCAACGGCGGTTGGAACAAGGGCAAGTATGTTCAGACCGATGTTCCGTTCACCTGCGAACACGACCGTGATATTGAGTTCCTCGTTGACAAGGCAGATGTTGATGAAACTAACGCAACCGCAAAGGTTGAGAATATTTCAAAGGTGTTTGAGCAGACACAGGTTGCTCCCGAAACAGACGCACTTTTCTTCTCAAAGGTTGCCGCAAAGGCGCAGGCAACAGACGGATATCATTCTTCAACAAAGACATCGGAGTGGACTAAGGAGAACGCTTATTCAAAGCTCAAAACAATTCTTTCTGCCGGCAAGCTCCGCAGATACAAGGCAAGAGGCACACTTGTTGCCTATGTGACATCTCACATTATGGACTGCCTTGAACAGTCAACGGAGTTCACTCGTAAGATTGAGCTTACACAGATTGCAGAGGGCGGTATCGGCATTGAAACAAGAGTGACCGAGATTGACGGTTGCCCTATCATCGAGGTTATTGACGATGAGCGTTTCTACGATAACTTCAACTTTAACCCAGATGACGGCGGTTTTGAGCCTGCAACAGGTGCTCACAAAATCAATGTTCTTGTTGCCTGCGGTGAAACCTGCAAGACTGTTCCGAAGATTTCAAGCATTTACTTCTTTGCTCCCGGCTCACACACAGAGGGTGACGGCTGGCTCTATCAGAACCGTTCGCTTTCCGATACATTCGTATTCCCGAACGGCAAGGACGGCAAAATTGACAGCATTTATGCCGATGTTGACACAACGGCGGTTGCGTAATGTATGCCGATTACATTGAACAGCAGGGCGGAGATGAAAACAGCATTATCTCTGCCGAACACATTGATGTTCTGACTTTTAACCGCATTGATTTTGAAAAACTTTCGGAAATGCAGAAGAGAATCATCGGCAGAGTGCATAGCAGACTTACTGCTTTTGAAGAAGAAAATGCCGATATGATTTCTTCCTATCTGAAAAGCTATTCAATCAACGGCACATCAATGGAATTTGGTGCAAGCTGGAATTTAATGTGTATCAGCGGAGTGGCAATTCCTGCCGACCTCTATGCGTTGCTAAAATCAACAGGACTTTGTTATCCTGCAATCTGAAAGGTGCGTGAAAACCGTGAAATTTCCGTCACTTGTAAAAAAGCAGTTCTGCAAAACTCCTGTCGAGGTCACAATCTACGGTGAGGGTGTTACAGAAGACGGAGCACCCCTGACCGTGTTTGAATGCAAAAATCTGTATCCCTCCGACAGCTTGTACCCGTCAGCAACCCTGCACGGTGGCTCTGCCTTGTGTAATATGCAGTCAAAGGCAAAGACGGTCTATACCAAAGAGCAGAAAATTGTTCAGGTGTCGGCTGTCTTGCTTTTTGACGGCGATATTGTCCCCGACAGCCCAAATTTAAGCGGTGGCTTTGTAATCCTTGACGGCGTAAAACGAAACATCGTACAGGGTACAAAACACCGCAACCCCGACGGCAAAGTTAATTTTACGGAATTGGATGTGATTTAATGGGATTTTCGGTATCATCAAAAATCAAACTCAATATGCCTGTTGTAAAACAGCTTGACAAGGCAAAGCAACAGGCTCTTGAACAGACAGGTGACGCACTTCTTACACAGGTGAAAAACACGCAGGTAATGCCGTTTGATACAAGCATACTTCAAAACGATAGTACCGCTGTTGATTATTCACAAAGTGCAAATGGGGTAGTTAAAATTGTGTCAAGCACTCCGTATGCAAGGCGGTTGTATTTTCATCCCGAGTATAATTTCAGCCGTAAGGAAAACATTGCCGCCGGCGGTAAATGGTTTGCACAGTGGCTTGAGGGCGGTACACGGCAGAATTTTTGCAGTCGGGCATTTGCAAGATTATACAGAAAGGAAGCAGGACTTTGATTTACTTATCGGACATCAGAGATTGGCTCAAAAGCGTTACCTCAGCCGAGCATTATTACATAGGTAAACTCGACAATAAGCAGGATAAGTCAATCGGTGTGTATTCATTAAAGCAGTCGGGAACACCCACAAGGGCAATCGGCGGTGAAAGTACCTACGATACAATAAGCGTGTCTTTGCTTATCCATTACACCGACAACGCAAGAGAAACCGAGGAGTTTGCACGCAGACTTTACGAAACGCTTTACGGCATTAAAAAAGTTGAAATTAAGGAACACAAAATCTATATAATCGAACTGCTCACGGAAGAACCCGTTGATGTGGGAACAGACGACAAGGGTGTGTATGAGCAGGTCATTGAAGTTAAATTTTATTACGAAAGGAAGTAATTTTATGGCAAAAGTTGAATCGGGAGTATTCCCGTGCTATGAAAATCAGTTTGCGGTTGGCAAGGCAGGAACAGAATCCGCCACGACAAATATTGCTAACTGCGAAGAATTTTCTGTTGCATTTGACAACGGTGTCGAGGAATGGACAGCCTTTGAAAACGAGGGCTGGAAGTCAAGGCTTATGACTGCTAAGTCAATCACAATTTCGGTAAAGGGCAAGCGTACAATCGGTGACGCAGGCAATGACCAGATTGCCGCCCTTGCATTTGAAAACGGCAGAAAGGCAGAAGTTTCGTTTATGTGGACCTTCCCCAACGGTGCAACCGTCCTCTTTAAAAATGCAGTTGTATCCGTTACATCAAACGGTGCAGGCGCAAGTACGGGTGTTGCTCCGCTTGAATTTGAAGTTATGTCAAACGGCAAACCCGTATATACAGCAGCCGCTTAAAAAACGAAAGGAATGAACGATTATGTCAAAGTTAATTGATATTACAGACAAACTTAATTTTGAGGAAAAGCCGAGTGTCAGAGTTAAAAATGTTGACCTTGCAATCAACAATGACGCAGTTTCAATGCTCAAAGTTGCGGCAATTTTTGAGGACGGCAACGGCAAGAACAAAGATGTTATCAAAATGTATCATCTTCTTTTTGATGAATCCGAAAGGGAAAAGATTGAAAAGTTACAGCTGAATATTCACGATTTCAGCACCCTTATCAGCGAATCTGCCAAAATTGTACAGGGCGATTTGACTGACGAGGGGGAAGCTCAGACCCCGGCTACGACCTGATTGATGACTTTGATTTAATCGTGTCGAGCTTTCGCTCGGAGTACGGGGTCAGCATTTATTCAAAGGATTTTGCAAAAATGAGTTGGAATGAGTTCTGCTCACTTCTGCAAGGCTTAGGACCCGAAACACCACTTGCAAGAACGGTTCAAATTCGCCTTGAAACCGACAAAGAGGTCTTGAAAAACTTTACTTCGTCACAGCATAAAATCCGCAACAAATGGCGGTCAAGAAATGTAAAGCACTATTCAGACGAAGATATGAACACCGTTCTTGCAGAATTTCAAAACTTCTTCGCCAATCTGTAAATTTGTACATAATTTTCGCTGTATCTACAAAATTCTTGACAATGTTAATATATAGTGATAAAATGTAACATACACTAACAAATTTATTAAGGAGAGTGTATGTTTATGAAATGTCCACATTGCGGAAACGAATTAAAGGACGATGCAAAATTTTGCGACAAGTGCGGTGCAGGCTTTGGCGGAAACGATTCAACTTCGGCAACCGTAAATCCTGCAAATGCAAAGAAGAAAATTTACAAGCGTTGGTATTTTTGGGTTATTATCGTTGTTGCTATTATGATTGTTGGCGGTGTAAACGGTGCAATTAACGGTAACAGCAGCTCAAACAAATCAAAGCAGGAAACTACTGTTGCAAATCAGAGTTCAGAAAAAGCAACTGAAAAAGCGACTGAAAAAGCGACAGAAGCACCGACCACAAAAGAAGTTGCAACAGAAAAGCCTACTAAAGACCCGAAGAAGGTTGAAAAAGAATTTAAAGACGGTTGCAAAACAATCGACTTTAAAACTCTTTCAAGAAACCCTGACAAGTACAAAGGTAATGACTACAAGTTTGAAGGTCAGATTATTCAGGTTCAGGAAGGCTGGGGCGATTCGGTTGACCTGAGAATCAATATAACCAAAGAAGAAAATGAGTATCTTGATGAACCATTGTGGACTGATACAATCTACGCAACTGTAGAAATTCCTGACGGTGCGGACAAACTCCTTGAAGATGATGTAATCGCATTCTGGGGAACTTGCGACGGCGACTATACATATGAAACCGTAATGGGCAACAATGTGTCACTTCCGAAAATCGACATCAAATACTACGAACTCAACAAATAAAACAAAAAGCCACTCCAAACGGGGTGGCTGTTCTTTTGCAAAATTTTATTAGCGTACATCATAACAGTGTGCGCTGTTTTTATGCCTGTTTTTAAAGAATCTAAAATGAAAGGAAGTGGTGAATATGGCGACAAAGGCGGGTGAAATTGAGCTTGATGTCAGGCTTACGGGTGATGATATTTCCAAAACATTGCATAAGATTTCCGATTCAATTACCAAAAAGTTTGATTCGGCATTTTCAAGTCTTTCAAAAGATTTTGAAAATGTAAGCACGGATATGAAACGGTCCTTTTCAAAGGTTTCGGAGGGCGTTTCTCAAAAAACCGAGAAAGAGTTTTCAAACATCAAAGGCAGCGGTGAGCAGTTAAGCAATTCGGTTTCATCTTCGTTTAAGAAAATCGGTACAGCTGTGGTTGCCGCCTTTTCCGTTGCCAAAATTAAGGAGTTCGGTCAGCAGTGCATTGAATCGGCTGCGGAAGTCAATGCGGCAAATTCGCAGTTTGAGCAGACTTTCGGCACAATGCAGTCACAGGCAGAATCAGCCATTCAGAGCGTTGCCAATCAGAGCGGTATTCTTGAAACCCGATTACAGGGTGTCGGCACAAGCATTTATGCCTTTGCAAAAACTACGGGTATGGACAGTTCAAGTGCTTTGGGAATGATGCAGGAGGCTTTACAGGTAACAGCCGACAGTGCCGCATATTACGACCGTTCGCTTGAAGACACCGCAGAAAGCCTGAAATCATTTCTCAAAGGTAACTTTGAAAATGACGCCGCACTCGGTTTGTCCTGTACTGAAACCACACGAAATGCGGCGGCTAATAAGCTGTATGGCAAGTCATTTACGGATTTGTCGGAATCGCAGAAACAGCTCACGCTTTTGCAAATGGTTAAGGACGCTAATCAGCTTTCGGGTGCTATGGGACAGGCAAGCCGTGAAGCAGACGGTTGGGAGAATGTAACGGGCAACCTCAGAGAAAGTTGGAAACAGCTCCTTGCCGTAGTCGGTCAGCCTATTCTTCAGGTGGCAACTCAGGTTGTAAAGCGGTTGAGTTCCGCACTTGCAACTTTAACGGAATATGCCAAAGGTGCGGTTGAATCGCTTTCAAAGGTATTCGGCTGGGATACAGGCAACAACACCGCAAGCAATATCAAATCTGCGTCCGATTCTGCCAAAAGCCTTACGGATACGGCAGATGACAGTTCAAAGTCACTTGATAATGTTCAGAAAAGTTCCGAAAAAGCAAAGAGAAGTGTTGCGGGCTTTGATAAGCTGAATGTGCTTTCAAGCTCTGACAGCTCATCTTCAAAGTCAGACACCTCCTCATCAAAAAGCTCTTCAGGCGGTTCATCGGGCGGAGCTGTTGCAAAGAATGTTGTCAAGGACACAAGCAAAAACCTTTCGGGGGCATTCAAAAATCTATACGAAAAAAGCGGATTCAAAGGCTTTGTCGAGAATGTACAGAAAGGTATTAACAAGGTTGATTGGTCAGCTATAGGCAAGAACTGCAAGACTGTTTTTGATAATGCTGTTCCCATAGTTCAAAAGGCATTCGGCACAATGCAAAAGGTCGGTTCTGCAAAACTCGGGGCAATCGGTTCTGCATTCGGAGCGGTTGCGACAATCGGCGGAAAGTCGTTTCAGACCATTTCAGGCGGTGTTGCTAAGTGGATTTCAAAAGACAGGGAAAAGATTATCGGCTTTATCGACACCATAGGCAACAATCTTACAAACGGCTATAACAACCTTTCAATTTTTTTTGATAATTTCGGTACTCTTGCAGGCACTGCAATTGACAATGTTCGCCCTCAAATGGAAGAATCAATTTCCAATCTTTTAAGCGGTCTTACAACCTTTGCGGGCTCAGTCGGCGAAGTTGTTTCGGGTGCGTTTTCAATCGCAACCGAAAGCCTTGTTGAATGGACTGAAAATGACGGTGCAACAATCATAAAATTTCTTGAAAATTTACAATTGCAGTTTGCAAATGTTTTTAATCTTGTCGGTCAGATTTTCGGAGATATCGGAACAGTTATCAGCAAATGGTGGAACGGCAGCGGACAGCAGATTTTTCAGAATGTCTGCAATATGTTTACCAATATCGGTACAACCCTGATGAATGTTTACAATCAATGGATTAAGCCTGCGTGGGATTTTATCGTAGCAATCGTAAAGTCAGCTTGGGAAAACTGGCTGAAGCCTGTTTTTGAGGGTGCAATAAATTTCTTCGGCAAGGTTGCAGACTGTGTTTCGACCGTGTGGAATAACTTCCTGTCACCGTTTGTAAACTGGCTTGTCAGTTTTTGGGGACCTATATTTCAGAATGTTTTCAATGCCGTAAAAAGGGTGTTTGATAATGTGTTTACATTTATCGGTGAGTTGGTTACCTCTATACAGAAAACATTCGGCGGTCTTCTTGACTTCATCACAGGTGTTTTCTCAGGCGATTGGAAAAAAGCATGGCAGGGTATCTACGACTTCTTCAAAGGCATTTGGGACGGCATTTGCGCCGTGTTTAAGTTCATTATAAACGCAATCATTGACGGCATAAATGCGTTGTGGACGGGTATTTATAACTTTGTTTCGGGCGTTGTTAATTCAATCGGCGGAATTGCCGGTATTATCGGAGCGGCATTTGGACAGGATTGGAGCTTTTCAATGCCTGAAAATCCTCCTCTCATTCCGAGATTTGAAGAACCCACGGAATCACCGGCACGAAAATTTGCAAAAGGCGGTATTGTTAAAGCTCCGACACTTGCTGTTGTCGGCGATAACGCAGGTGCTAACAGCGGCAATCCTGAGGTTATTTCTCCGCTCAACAAGTTGCAGGGTATGCTCGACAATTCGGGCGGTCAGGATACCGTGATTCTTACGCAAATTCTTGACCTGCTTAAACGCATTTATGAAATGTTCATTATCTTCCGCAATAACGGCGGCAACACTTATTTGTTTACGGCAGAACTTGAGGGTTCAACGCTTTTTGAAGAAATGATAAGGCAGGATGAGCTTTACAGACGCAGACACAACGGTAAATCCGCATTTGCATAAAAGGGGAATGATATGTCAAATTATAACGGCTATTTGCTTAAATTCGGCAACAACATCATGCCGAATAAGTACATTAACGCATTTTCGTCAACTCCGAATCAGCGACTTGAAACTTCTGCGGAACGAGATCAGAACGGTACGCTTCAAAGGGCAACGCTGCCAAATTACAAAACAAAAATTTCGTTTTCAACTCACATTCTTCATCTTAACGAAAAGATTGATTTTCAGTCGATTATCAACCTCTCAATGGCGAATAAATTACAGAGAAAGTGCAGGGTAACTTATTGGAACGATGAAACGAACAGCTATTACACCTCTTATTTTTATATTCCTGATATTGAATATACCGTAATGAATGCCGAAAAAAGTGATATAACCTATCAGCCGATTACGGTTGAGCTGATTGAGTATTAAGGGGTGATTCTTAAAAATGCTTGTATCTAAAGAAATTGCTGATAAGCTGAAAACAAACACACTTTACAATACTGTTGCCCTGCATTCTCCTGACGGCAGTTTTGAGGATATAACCGGCGAAAGTATCGTGCTCGACAGTTTTTCGCTTGAAAATGAAATCGTTGAAAAAGAATTGAAATTCGGCGGTTGCATAGCCTCTGAAATGAGCGTGAAACTCATTGATTATGATTGTTCGGCTTTGATAGGAAAGACGGTACAGGTCATCATAACGGCAACATATCTTGAATCGGAGCTGTATCCGTCAGATGATTTGTACCCGTCAAATACTCTTATTTGTCCTGCCGAAACAGGAACGGTTGAATGTCCTGTTTTCTACGGTAAAATTCAGTCGGCTCAAAGAGATAAAAAACAGCGTAACATCGTCAAAATCACAGCCTATGACGCTTTTTATGATATGTCAAAGGTGGATGTGTCTTTGTGGTTTGCAGGCAAAGAGAACGAGGACGGCAGTTTTGGTTATGGTTATGCTCACTATGCAAAAGACCAAACTTTTAAGAATTTATACGGCGCCCTTTATGATAAGTGGAAAGATTACGGTGTGGAGGCTGTTTCATACTTGCCGGAACTTGATATTTTAAGTTTGCCTCTTAATTTTGATGATGCCTGCGTGGAAAAGGTTATAAGGAATATTACCCTATCGGATTTAATTCAGGCTTATGCGGAATTATCCTTGTGTTTTGCGATGATTGACCCTAAATACGGGTATCTTAAATTTTTATCGCTCTACGGCAAAAAGTCGGCAGATACCGTTGATTCATACAAGGACCTGTCTTTTGAGGATTACGAACTTGAACCTATCCGTATGTACAGTGCTAAGTTTGCCGATAAAAAAACATATTTGTATGGCAGCAGTAACGATTTTTCGTGGTATGTTTCCGATAATATTTTGATGAGGTGCAGAACAACAGCAAGTGATATCGGTGCTAAATATAATTCTGCTAATTTTTTTGGCAGTGTATATAAATACCGCCCGACAAAAATTAAGCTGTTTTCGTATTGGTGGCTTGAGGCAGGCGATAAGTACACAATTAAAACTCCGTTTAAGGATTTGCCGACAATCGAAACATTTGTGTTCAATAAGAAAATGGACGGATTTATAACTACCCTCACATCAAAGGGTGAAAAGCGATTAGGAAAGGAAATAAAAGAGAATGAACAAATACAATAAAATCGGCTTTGTGAACGGCTCTGCTCCTGCTCTCAATGCCGACAACCTCAACCATATGGACGAGGGGATTGAACGGGCAACAGACGGAGCAATTGCACTTGAAACCGAAATAGCCACGGCAAGAGGCGGTTCTAATTCACTTGGAGCAAGGCTTGATACAGTCAACGCAAATCTTGCGGAAAAAGCAGATAAAGCCAGTACCCTTGCAGGTTACGGTATCACAGACGGAATTAAAGATGCAGCAGGCACGGTCAGAGCTGTCAACTTGGCAGATGATGTCATAAATAAATTTGGCGAAAAAGTAGACAGTAGCAAATTATTTGATGTTACTAAGAGTATAAATTTGGCTTATTTGGCAGATTATTCACAACATCAAAACGGTGTAACCGTTACAGTTGTCAAAGGCAAAATCAGTTTAAGCGGCACATCTACCGCTGCGGTTAATTTTTATCTCAAACTCAAGCGTGCGGTTACTCTTGAGAAAGGCAAAGCGTATTGCTTATCGTTGCAGAATTTTGCTAACATTGCAAACGGTGGCTGTGTTTTCTATCCTGCGAACGGACAGACAGCAATTAGCTCATCTTGGCTCTTGTCAGAAGTTAGTGCTTTTAAAAATGCAGTGGCTACTTATACAGCGACAGAAAATGTAACCGTAAATTCGATTAAAGTTGCGGTTGCTACAAATAGACTTGTTGACAACAGTTGTAATCTTCAACTTGAACAGAACAACAAAAAATCAGCGTACGCAAATCCGGATTTTATAAGCGAAAGAATTAAACCTGAGTTGTACCAGGCTCCCGACTACGCTATGAATTATCTGTATATTTCAAATGATTACAACGAGAATACTGACGGTTTTGGCGTTACGAAGTTCAATTCTATTCTGTCTGCTAATGATAGCATAACAGACAACAACTACCATAATCGCTACACAATCATCGTTGCACAAGGCACATATACAGATATGCAAGATAAATTTGCAGGAATGTCTGATGTGGGACTTGTGGGTTATCGTGGGGTAATGATGAAAGACTATGTCTATTATGAGTCTGAAAATATATACAATCCACAGGCTACAATAATTAAGTGGGACGGTGCGACAGGGTTTGATAAGTCTAAATTGATGTCAAAAGATATAATCAAAAAATGTCCGTTTCATTTGGATTTGAATGTCCACACTCACATCAAAGGTTTTACATTTGATTGTAAAAATATCCGTTACGCTTTACATCTCGAATCTGGCGGTACAGGTTATGCAACAGAATGGACAGTCGCTAATTGCATATTTAAGTGGGGTGGCAGAGCGGATTGCGTTGATTATTCTGGCAAAACAACGGTTCCAGCGCTCGGATGTGGTCACAGCTTTGGTGAGGTAGGATTGATTGAAAACTGCAAAATTATCCCCACAAATTGCACTGTTGGCTATCAGAACCACGAAAATGCTGACAATAGCGATTTTGGATTGTCAATCAAAACAGGTTCAAGTATTACTATTCGCAACTGTGATTTTGGTAATACTGAAATTCAGGCAAGAACGCTGAAAGGTGAATATTCTGACACGCCGAATGTACTTACTGTTGACCGCTGCGTCAATATATCTGAAATTAAGAAGTTGTATGCTGCACCAGCCGACCATTGCGATTGGGATATAAAAGGAGTAAGTTAAAATGTGGGATTGGATTATACAATATTGGGTGCAGGCCCTTTTTGGCGTTATACTTACCGCAATTGTTGCAATCGTAAAAACCGAGTGGAGCAAGATTAAGGCAATCGGCAAAGGTACACAGTCATTGCTCAGGGCGGAGCTTATCCGCTCGGGCGAAAAATACATAAAAAGAGGGTGGATTGAAGTTTATGCCAAAGATGCTTATGATAAATGTTATCAGTCATATCATCACCTCGGGCAGAACGGCACAATGGACGATATGCACGAGAAGGTCATGGACTTACCGACTAACCCTATTAGAAAGGATGAAAATAATGAATAAGAAGAAAATTAAGAAATGGGCGGTTGCGGCACTCATCAGAGCTGCAAAGACAATGGCACAGACTGCAGCGGCAACACTCTCAGTTGCGGTAGTAATGAGCGATGTAAACTGGGTTGCGGTTGCAAGTTCAACACTTCTTGCCGGCATTCTCTCAATGCTTACAAGTGTCGGTGGCTTGCCGGAAGTTAAAGAAAGTGAGGAATAATTATGCCAGCAAAAAGAATTTATCTCAGTCCGTCAAATCAGAACAGAAACACCTATGCAACTGGCGGTACAAACGAAATGGCTCAGTGCGACAAAATCGCCGCCGCAACAGCCAAAGCTCTTAAGCGTTGTGGTTTTGAGGTTATGGTCGCAAAGTCGGGAACGCTTATGCAGACACGCTGTCCCGAATCGGACAAGTTCGGTGCAGACATTCATATGCCGATTCACACCAACGCTTTTAACGGCAAATACACAGGCGGTACAAGAGTGTTTTGCCTGAACTCAAACGGCAGAAAGGCTGCCGAATCGGTGAAAAATGCCCTCGGAGCAATCTCGCCCGGCAAGGATGATTCGGTTAGCTATAAAACCGACCTTTACGAAATCAATGTGCCGAGGGCATTAACTGTGTATGTTGAGTGTGAATTTCATGACACCGTGACAGGCTCAAACTGGATTCGCAATAACACAAACGCTATCGCTGAGGCAATCTGCAAGGGTATGTGCAACTATTTCGGCTATAAATACAAGTCGGCAAGCTCATCAGGCACAACAAAGCCTGCACAGACTGCAAAGCCGAGTGTATCAAAAGCGTTTAAGCCGTACATTGTCAGGATTACCGCAAATGACGGTGTAAATATTCGCAAAGGTGCAGGCACAAACTATGCCGTGTGCGGCTCAATCCCCAAGGGCGGAGCGTACACGATTGTTGCCGAAAAAACAGGCACAGGCGCTAAAAAGTGGGGCAAACTCAAAAGCGGTGCAGGCTGGATTGCCCTTGACTATACCGCAAAAATAAAATAAGTTTTAAACCGAACACATAATTGCAAAAATATTCCCCTCATCCGCCGTAAAAAGTGGGTGAGGGGAGTTTGTTATTTATGGATATTTTTAAGCTCTTTCAGAATAAGTCGCTCAAAGTATGGTTTCGGGTAGTTCGGGTTGTTGTCGCTTTCCCAATTTTCCCAAGTGCGGTACGGTACTTCCATTATTTTTGCAATTTCTGCTCTGCTCAATCCTGTTGCAATTCTTGCTTCTTTGATTTTATTCATTGTGATTTCTCCTGAACATTACAAATTCGTGAATAGTTTGTGCAAGTACAATAACTGCATTTATTCCCAAGGCTACACGAGCAACAACAAAGAATTTACTTGCCACACATACAATAATCAGGCACACAAGACTGAATAACCAAAAATTATTTTTCTTCATATTGCATTTTTCCTTTCATACTGATATAATAATATTATCCCCATAAGGGGGGAGGGGCTTTAAGCCCCTCTTGATGTTACCACCATCTAATGGCTGTTATCAGAGCAGATAGGGCAAGTATCGCTTTGATTATTAATTCGACCATTTTGATGGTGGATTTTTTTGGCTTTTTCATTTCCTCACCCCCTTTCATTGTCTATATTATACACCTAATAGGTGTATTTGTCAAGCGTTTTCTCACAAGAATATAAACAATTTATAAAATAATCCATAAATCAATCTTATGAATCTAATTTCTTGACTTTTATACTATTGTAAAGTACAATGAGGTAAGGAAAGTCGCACCGCAATCATAACTTGATTGCTATATTAACTTAGGTAATTTCGTAAAGGTTTCGTAAAAATGGCATTCATACAGTGTTTATCTGCTGTAAAATCGGGTTCGAATCCCTCCGTCTCCGCCAAATTGTGACTTTTTGAGATTCTCAAAAAAAGTTAAGAAAACAAGCCGAAAGTTCAGTGTTCATCGAACAATCGGCTTGTTTTTCTTTTGCTTTCAGAGTGTCAGTACAGGACACAAAAAGACATCAAAATACATACAAGTTACGTAAAAGTTTCGTAAAATCAAGGGTTGTCGGCTGCGGTGATTTCCTGAATGCGTTTTTCAAATTTTTCCGTTACAAGAACTTTGTCGGATTTATTTTTTCTTTCAGTTATCGCTGTATAAACATCTTTTGTGGTTGCCTCATTTGCATGACCGAGCAACTGCATAGCCTGTTTTGTGTCAATGCCTGCTTCGTTAAGTATCGTAGCATAATTGTGCCTAAGGCAATGAGCAGTCAAGGGAGAGAGGTTGTTTTCATTGGCATAATCATCTAATCCCGATTCAGCACAATATTTATGCCATTCAGTAGCATATTGACACTCCGTCATCAACTGACCTTTGGAAGAAGGGAAGATAAGACCTCTTTTTCGTTTTGGCAGTACATCTTTCAAGTGCGGTACAAGAAAAATATCACGAATGCCTTTAACTGTCTTAGGAGCTTTCAATTCAGGGATTGATTTTTCCCAAGTGACCGACTTTGTTATATGTATGACATCATTCTTAAAGTCTATATCCTCATATTTGAGAGCCAAAGCCTCTGACCTGCGACAACCCGTTGTCAGCAAGAAGAATGCGAACAACCCAAAATGAACTTTTGTATTCCTGCAAATTATTTTAATCTCTTCATCTGTGGCTATTCTACGCTCCGTGGACGGCTTTCCTTTAATTTTAATATAGTTACAAGGGTTAGTGTCAATTCCGTACTCTGAGGCTCTCACAGCGAAAGAGAATACACTTGACAATGTGGCAAGGTAGTTTCGTTTTGTTTTCGCAGTATATGTTCTTGAAAGGTTGTCAATACTCTTCTGAATATCCGACGGCTTAATCTCATTTACCGCACGACCTTTAAATTCATCTGTAAACTTATCAAGAATAGTATTGTAACTTTTCTGTGTAGTAGGGGAAAGCTCAGGAAGATAATTATCCTTGTAATCCTCTGCCAGCTCATCAAATCGTTTACTACGCTCCTGCTCAGCACTGTACATTGCAATTTTCCTTGTAAGCTCTCGTTCGGTCTTGGCATAAAAGGTTTTTCGCCTGCCGTTTATGCAGATTGATTTTTCATAGTTTCCGTCTGCTCTTCTGTGCGGTTTCTTGACAACTGCTGTTCCGCACCAATTGCAGAAGTTAGATTTGTCCGGAATTTGCTTTTTACATTTTTTACAACGCATTTAATACACTCCTTTTCTGAAAAAAAGGGCGCAAAAATCCCTTGTGCTGTAAACTGTTGCAAAACACAAGGGAATGTGATACAATTATCTTGCGTTTTAATCGTATCATCTGCACCCTGTGTAGGTGATTCCGCTCTGTTCGAGGACCAGTCGAGCAGGGCGGATTTTTTTATTTTGGTTTATTCTAAGCTACACTTGGCTTATAGTTTACGATAGCAACCTCGGTAAGTGAATTTTTGAGGTTGTCAATAACCTGTTCAATCTGTCTTAATACAGTACCGTTGTAGGATACTTCTCCGCACTGACTGCACTTTGAACAAGGAACATTGCGAATGATGACAATGCAGTTGCCCAAATCTTCAACATGGGTTGTTGTGCTGTCAACCATATCACCTTTACAATAAAAGCAAGTCATAGTTATTACCTATATTCTCTTATAAACCTGACCTCGGTTGCCGACATCAACAACGGTTATGAGAAGAATATCGTTATTGATTTCATAGATAACACGATAATTGCCGACACGCAGGCGGTAAGCGTTGCTGTTTCCTGACAAGGCCTTTACATCACCGTCAGGAAGTTTTGAAACAGCTTTCAAAATTCGTTCTTGTTGGTTGCGGGGCTGAGATTTAATAAACTTCTGAGCCTTTTTGTTCAGTTCAATTTTATACTTCATTACAGATTTATCCCCAACTCATTTGCAAAATTTTCAAGGCTGACATTCTCATTCGGATCAGACGGGTTATTCTTGTATTCGTCATAGAGTTTCTGACAATAAGCGTCATCTTCTGCGTCATCTACGATATGTCTTAAACTTTGCAACATAGTGAGCAGTTCTTCAAGCTGTTCTTCTGAAAAGTCGTTTATAAGATTGATGATTTTTTCTTTTGCTGACATACGAATTCCTCCTTGTTTTATAGTATTCGTGGTTTATGTGTTTTTACACTTACGGTTGCCGGCTTACTGCAAAGCCTTACTTACTTCTTTTACAAGACCGAGGATTTGAACACGGGTGATGTCGTTATTTTTGAACACTCGTGGGGGATAGTAGGGGTTGACTGAATGGAGTTCAACGGTGTTATCGCTGTAAAGAACCTTTTTAACAACAGCCTCTTCATCATCAACGAGGACTGCGGCAATCTGACCGCTGTCAACGGAAGTTTGTTTTTTAATAAGAATTTTACTGCCGTCATCAATCAGAGGGCTCATAGAATCGCCGTGAACATTTATCCATATGTATTTATCCTGTTCTGAGGGGCAAGTGATGTATGTAGGCATATAGTCAACAGGCACATCCTGAGCAACGGCTCCGAACCCTGCCGAAATGCTGTCATACACAGGTCGCATAAATACATTTGTTTGCGGAAGTGGGATTGCTTGGTCTTCTTCTTCTTTAAATTCACCAGTAATAAAAGAAACCGGGTTCATTTTTAAGACTTTGGCTAATAAAGCTATTTTATCTCTTCTCATATTAGATATATAACCGTCTTCCCATTTTTTGACGGTACTCTTGCCGACACCAACTACTTGCCCTACCTGTTCAAGAGTTAGTTTTAATTCGGTTCTTCTTTGGTTAATCATTTTTCCTATATCCATTTTTGTCTCTCCTTATAAGAGGTCTGTAACTATATTTTAACACAAAGTTTCAAAAAAGCAACTACTAAACCGAAAAAATATAAAAAAGTTTCCTAAAGTGGTTGACAAAGGAATAAAAGCAGTATATAATTTAAGTATCCTAAAGGAAACGAGGTGATAAAAATGAATACAAGTGATCTTAAAGCTGAAATTGCAAGAAACAATTTTACAATTCCAAAACTTGCTGAAAAAATGGGAATTGATAAAAAGACACTTTATACAAGGATAAATGGTGTCACTTGTTTCAAGCAGGAAGAAATCGCACAGCTTGCAAAAATTCTCGGACTTAATTCAGATAAGATTATGTCTATTTTTTTTGCTGATGTGGTTTCTTAAAGGAAACTGAAACCCAATCAAAACTAAGGGGGTGAAAAATAATGCCAGAACAAATTGACACTTTAATTTCTTTGTTATGTGACCATATAACAAAGTATGTTAACTGTGACAGCGGTGATGACGGTGATACTATTGCTAAATTAACAACAGCCCTTGCCGAGTTGGTGTCAGCAAGAGCCGTGTGCTAATTAAGGATTAGTTTTCTTCTGAATTAACGATTTCAAGAATTCTATTGTAGATTATTTCAAAATAATCAGCAACTTTTTCACCATGCTCTTTATCAACAGCGTGCTGACAATTTGACAATCTTGCAATAACGATTTCCTTAGTTACATCAAAAGCAATTTTTTCATGATTGCCTGTAATCATAGTTTAACCCTCCTTTCCTTAATTTATGCTGAAATTATATCACATTATTAGGAAAGTGCAAGACCATATGAAAATTATAAAAAGAGGTGATAACATTGCTTAACGCAAACAGTTTAAAAGGAGCAATAGCCGAGGCAGGCTACACGCAGGCAAGACTTGCAGAAAAGCTGGGTGTGTCGGTAAATACGCTGTCTGCGAAAATTTCAGGCAAAACTAAATTTACCATTGACGAAGCCGCTCTGATTTGCAAGGTTCTTAACATTACAGATGAAAAGCGGATAGTGCGTATCTTTTTAAACTAACAAACCAACAAAAAACTGAATAGAGTGTGTTTCTATTCAGCTTTATAGTTTAACCGAGGAGGTGAGAAGATGAACGAATTATCAAACTGCTTATTTATAGGCAACATTGATTGGGTACAATTTGCTATCAATTTAATGTTTGTGATTATGATTACATTACAGCAGTCTATGATAAGAAACCTAAGGTGCAAGGTGATTTGTACGGAGACAGTTATTCAGAATCTGAATGATCTTTTTCATTCGATACTTTCGAATCATCAGAAGTAATTTCATCATCTGTGGACTCATTTAATTGTTTGACAAATTTATCTATCAAGTTATTTGTTCCGTCAATTTGTTCTTGCAATTGAACAACAGCCTGTTGTGTTTCAGCACACAGACAGGTAGGTTGATTGTTGTCTGTATGAATTAAAGAAATGATAGAAAGCAATAAATTCAGAAAGGCTATAACTCGTTCATATGTGAAAACTTTCTTGCTTTCATTTGATTTATCGGTGACTATATAATTGTTGATATTTATGTTGAAATTATTAATAACTTTTATATCATTATTGTTTAAATTAACAGTTATTTCGTGATTGTTTTGCGGAAACTGAAATTTTTTAGAATAACTTTCTATACATTCTTGAAACGCTTTAATAACTTCGGGAGAAAATGTGTAAGTAATCCTTATGGATTCAAGCGGTTTTGCTAACGATTCGGTAAGTGCGTGTCCGATATTTTTACTCATTTCCTTTGCTAATTCAGCATACATAGGTTTCAATTTTTCAGCTAATTGAGCGAAACTACGAGAAATGTATAATTGCATTTGCTGAAAATCAATTTCAGCATTTTCATCGGCATTATTGTCAAAGTAAAGTTTATCCATAAATATGTTCCTTTCTGTAAATATATTACTTTCTTTAACGATAATACAAGAATATTTATATTTTGTCAAATAATTTTGCGACTATTTCAAAAATGTTACAAAATGCAACTACCACACTAAAAAGGGGGGCGAGATAAGGTGTTTATCCTTGAATGGTTAATGAAACACCCGATTTTTACATCTATTGCAGTATCCCTGATATCATCAGTGTTATCAGCGTTATTAGTATGCTTGATAGTGTTGACACGATGACGGGTATTGCTACGGAGTTTATCAAAAACTCTTTAATCTTCGTTCTTTCGTGTTCTTTATAATTAAACAATTTATAACTCGGAACAAAATGAACCGTGTCTTCTATTGAAGTTTGAAATGAATCAAAGAAACCTAATTTATTCAATCTCTGACAGCAATAGCGTATTTCCATCTTGCTGAAATTTAGGTGTTTTTGTAAATCTGTTGTTTGAATAGTTCTTTCGTCAGGATAATATTTTAAACAGCATTTTACAATCTTTCTGCATTTCTTATCAAGCATATGTACCACTCCTTTGTTTAATATTACCATACAAGGTCGTTTAAAACAATAACACATTGCTTTATTCACAGAAAACAGCGTAAGGAGGTGAAGAAAGACGGAAGTAATAATTTTAGGACTGCTAATGCTTTGCACAGCTTTTGTTTCAGCAGTATTAGCAATAAAAATAGTAGCCGCCCATTTGTATAAAACAATAGACAGCTACCTTGATAAGCACGACGCT